GCGTTGTACGATTGTATCAACTGCTTCAGTATCGGTGAACTGCTTTCGATTGTCTGCGCGTCACGTAATGCACCGCGCTTTAAGTTCGGTATATCCTGACCGACAACGGTAATAACGTAGTTACCAGACACCGCCAAAGAGAACAGGCATTGCATAATGCCGTAAGTCTTCCCCGACCATGTGCCGCCCTGCTGAACGACAATATCACTCTTCGATTCCCAACAGGACTGATATACTACGGTTGTGTCAAACATTAATCCTCTTTACTTTCCAGAGGCGTTCCCGAATCCTTCACAATAGGCGTTACGTTCGTGATCGTCTGGTTCTGCTGCTGTATAACCTCGTCTTTGTAGTCAGATTTGTTCTTCAGCCAAAAGATCGCACCCTGTGTAGTTCCTGCCCAATATAGCTTCTGTACGTTCCATTCTGCAAGGAATAAACGATACCTATTAATGACATAAGCGAACCCCGAATCTTTCTTCTCATAATCGTACATAGACTGTACTGAAGCGAACCCCAGATAAAGCGCTGCCCCTTCTAGGGTATAGATACCTTTTCCGACCTTACCTTTCTGAGCGTCAGCCCATTGGATATATTCGGCTATTTTGTCGAACATTACGTCAGGTTGTGAATACATCGGGGGTCTTCCTCCGTTGAATCCACCCAGACAGAATAGGTTACCGACTGTGAACCTTCCTTTTTCGTCGCGTCCTTCGTTACTTTCCATTTTCGTATGTATCTAGTAGGCTGTTGATTATGTTGTACATTTTTGCTTGGCAGTCACCGCAACTGAGATTGATGTGTGTTCCGTGTCGTTGTTCGCAGATTCGCGCCATAAGTTGATGTGCTTCGCGGATAATTCGTGACCCACCCGATTCTCTATTTTTACGTATAGCGTGAATGAATGGTTTTAACTCCGCGTAGTCCTGATCTGTTAGGTTCATAGCAATCGTTGATGTATAGCTTTAAGTATCACAGCGGTTAAAGACGCGGTGAATCCGATTCCTACCGATGTGAACGTGTCAAAGTTAAAGATTAAATATGAAGAAAGCAAACCCGACCAGAATGAAAGGCACATACCGCACGTGAACGGTTTTAAGGATGATCGGTTGATTCCTTTGGTGAACATCCAAAAGAACTTAGCGTACCGTTGCGGTATTCCGCTGACCTCCGCGAAGACGTACCCGAACGCTGCGCAGTAGGTTATTACTTTAATCGGTGTCATGTGTTAAATTTAGTAATGTCGTAGTGATTAGACAACACAGTAGCCCATGCTCCGTTGGTCTGATAGTCTTTAACGTACTTGTACAGCCCAAAGTATTGCCGCATCTGATAACCGTGATCGGCAGCAGGTTCAGTGTCGTGAACAACTACGATAGCCTTTGATGTTGCATACTTCTGAATGTCGATCTTGCGTCTTTCGCCCGGACTTTGGTCGATGAATACGACAGTTGCAACGGGTTCGTATGCTTCATCCCAATCTCTAACAACGTATATTTTATGATCTGCGCTTGCTAGATTCGTGAACTTCTCAGCCCATTCTTTCGAGTAGTCAAATGACTTTAACTTGCGTTTCTTCGCTTTGCAGTAATCGTGTAGTATCGGTGTGCTTCCGTGTCCTGTTCCGTATTCCAGAACCGTTCCCCTCTTTGTCATTTCAAGTGCCTGATAAAGGAACGGATAGTAACAAAGATCATTGCAGATGTATCGGAATTGGTGCTTAAATTTTTCCATGAATCGAAGTGTAAAGGGCTAGAAATTTATTTAGTTTGTCTGGGTGTTGCGTGTTAAAGTTCTCGCAATGCGCATCTATCAGCGTTTCATTCGGTGGTATCTGCATTGAATCTCCGCGATCAACGCGCCCATACGCGTATGTGCCTGTTAAACGTCTGCCACGATTGATGAAGGTTATTTTATTCCAATGCTGACGGAGGCGTTTAGTTAGTAGTGTCCAATCGTGATTCCACCATTGCTCCCATTGTTCGGAACGTGCCAGTCCAATCTCATCCACGTCTGCAAGGATTTTATCAGGTAAATTAGTAGCGTATTCAACACCCTGTAACCCCATTACGTTAATCCATTTATCACCAGTCATTGCCACGTAACCCATCGGGACGAATGAATAGTCCGTAAGATCATGACCGTAAACTGTTATGCCGTTGTAATCAGGTTTCCAATAATCGGATAGCGGTATCAAGTCCATATCGCACGTCATGATCAGCGCGTCAGTAGGTAGGTACAATGACGCATATAAACGCGATACCTGCGCTAGTGTTTCAGTTCTGATACCTTCTACCACTGGCATTGTGATAATGTAATCCGCGTCAAGTGTAGCCGTTACGTCAGGCGTTACCATTACGCAAACCTTCCATCCGTATTTGTGCCATGCCTTAACCTGATACGGAAGGTACAGATAGTAGTCGGGGTTGTTGTTCGTAGATAGTACGACTATTTTATTACTTTCATCCATTGTACGTCTGTGATTGTTTTGTTAGTAATGTAGATATAAACTTTATTGCCTTGTTCATCTTTGAATGATACAAGGTGTGAGGTGTCTGTTGTCTGTTCGCCTCTGATCGGGGTGCTATTTACAGCTATCCCGTTAATGCTGATGACGGTATCATTCATTGACCCAATAGAATGTAGTTGAATACTCCTTTTCGATTTCAAGTAAATCGCTAAACTTATTCCAATGCTTTCGAAGAAATTTAAACATAGCTGTCTCATAGTAACCTGCTGCTCCGATGTGTCCGCACACGTCATTGCTCTCGCGTAGTTCGTGATCAATCGGCACGGTAATATCGGGTACGGTGTTGCGGTAATCGGATAGCCATGTGTTCGGCATTCCTTTCAGATAGTGTTGTGTGATGCTGTCGCGTCCCTGCTGACTTACCATAGGGTAAATGTAAGCATTTAACCAGTCCTGATCTGAACCTTTGCGCGTGAAGTCCATGCTTCCCCATCGGTTGATGATCTGATCAAATGAATGACACGATGTATATTCGCGGAAGTTCTTTGCTCTGATACCAATCATGCCACCTAGTAACGGTATGTTGTGCGATACGCTGTCCGTTATCGCATGAATGCACTTTGTCGAATCCATCCAATACTGTACGCATTGACGCTCTCGGTATGTTGATGGGCTGTCAAGGTCGCGGCATAGAACTATATCAACTGATTCATCAAATGCAGGTGCGATACGCCACAGCATCGCCTTACACAGCGGAGCGGATGGCATAATCTTAATGTGAATGTGTTTACCCTGTGCTAGTTTGTCGAACAGATTTTTGAACGCATCGTATGTAACCTGATCGGTGTAAAGCCAATTTTCAAAATCTGGGTATATCAATCGGTTCATTCGTAGGTTAATCATAAGACCGCGTAGGAATGAATTAAAACTAAAGCATCCTTCGTGCTGTACTCCGTAACCAAATAGTGAATAAGATATTACGCGCTTCATTTCTTTGTTCTGTAAAAGTATTGGTATATTGTTTTTTCGATCATGTACTCAGATTTGAGTAACTGTTTTTTGTATAACTGCATTGCGAAGTCTGTATCTTCCCCGTGATTGCTTGACATGAAGTAAGCCTGTGTCGCTATTGAACGCTTCATGGGGTTCAGGTGATTTGGACAACGGTAGTATTGTGTGTCGTCTTCCCAATACGGATTGCCTGAAGCATCTGTTCCGCATCCGATAGAATGACGGAAAGGCTTTTTGTAAATGCCGTCAACGTAGTAACTTCCGATTATTCCAACAACATCTACTCCCGATTCAATTCCTTTCATTACTTCATAGATATAGTCAGTAGTTATATCATCGTCATCATCAATGAACACAACATACTCACCACGTGAACGATCAATCAATGCCTGACGTTTATCCCCGATTGTCTTAGTTTCAGAAGGATCGTGTAATATTTCTACGCTTTGTAATAATCTAAACGACCTTAGTTGTTCACGTATGTTATTAGTAACATTATAGAACATACTGTACCGCTCAGGCAATGTGGGAATCAGAATAGATAGTTTGATTGCCGAAGTTGTTTTGTTTTCGCTCATCGTATGTGAGTTTATCAACGTGATGATATGATTCAGTTTTCAAATATTGCTTATCAAACGGGGCTAATCCCCATGCAGGGTGAATATGTTTGAACAGTTGCTTGTTAACGTAGATGTGTCGCTGTCTTATCTTCGCTACCTCTGTTGCCTCCACGTCACACCATAGACTGATGTATGACGGATGATAGATATAATCATCCCGATCATAGTACCTGCGATCCATGATAGACATCGTGCTGATGTTTTCGTTTTGGTTTCCGTCTGGAAGGTGTAAGAATCCATCCCCGTTCGGAAAATGTCGCGCAAAGAGATCAGCGATAATACTATCCCACCCTTTCATAGTGAAGATCATATCATCGGAGAAGTTGATCAGAATATCCCAATGCGCTTTATACTCATTCACTTCGCGGTTGATAGCGTGTATCTTGCTGAGTGATTCACCTGCTTTAACTTTGATGTGTACTTTGCTCCAATACTTTTCGATTACAGTCATGTACTCGGATAGTCGGGTATCGTCAACGTCGAGCGATACAAGTACCACGATGTTCTCTGGTGCTGCTGCGTTGTCGATTATGCTGATCAGTCCGCGTTCAAAGTTCTCAGGACGAGAACGGGATGCGTATTTAATTAGGTATTTCATAAAGGCAAATAAGTATCAAATGTATCGTGTTGAAAGATCAGGTAATTGTCGTTAACGGATTTCTCCATTTCGTCAGCCGATAACGTGGAGTAGTGGACAAAGTCAACCTCATACCACGCGTCCATGTCAAGTGATACAACGTAGTCATCAGCGTTAATAGGACACACGTTACGCGCTTGCGTCAACCCTGCACGATAACAACGCTCAGAGTAGTTTACGTGTTCAAATCCGTAACGCTTATACTTTGTATCGAACGCTCCGACCTTATCTAGTACCGTCTTATTCAGGTACATCATGCACCCTGCCGAGTTGTTATAAAACCCGATGCCGTGTTCTAACTTCATGCGTCTGATCTGGTGAACCTGACGCAAATAGGCAAAGTGATTGTTGCCCGATGTCTTCGCGTGTTGGATGAACCACTCAGCCCATCCGTTAGTGATCGGGTATGTGTCGTCGTCGAATAGGAATATATCGTCACAGTCTTTCAGTTGACGGAGGCAATCGTTTTTTCCTTCCGCTACTGATGGCGCGTTGTGAACGAATACGACCTTCATGCCGTCCGTCAGCGAAGATTCTTTTACTAGCGTTTCCCAGTACTTCTTGTGATAAGGACGCGCGTCCGTTGTTGTGATGCCGATGCCGATCATTTTACCAATCCGTTTTTATTTATCCCGTTATTCATAAAGTAACTGTTACTCTTTTCCCATCCTCCATTTTTCAATCTGAAATGATATTCATATTCACTTGATGTACTGATTTTTTTATCGTGCTTAGCGTGCTTTGTTGTCTTGATTACATACATCAACACTCCGTAATCTTTCTTTATGTGAGGAAAACTAAAGCATCCTGAAGAAGTGTAATAATGTTCTAAGATCGGGATTTCAGATGCTTTCGCGGCTCTAAAAAACATCAATCTTTTGCCAATTTGTTTTTTGGTAAACGGCTTGTGAATTTTTGATTTGCGGATTTTCATAGCTGTTTGAGTATTTGTTTTAGTTTGTTCGATTCCACTTCGTTGTTAAATTCAGTCTGTATAGTTTCTCGTAACCCTTCACGCAAGTCAGCGACTAGGTTAGGTTCGTTCAACATACGCTTAAATGCCGTGTACCATCCGTGATTACCGTTAGTCTTCAAACAGTTTACTCCGTGCTTCAGGTAAGGACTATACGGCAACACGTCCGACACAATAGCCGCGCATCCTGTCGTCCCTGCCTCTACCATCTTCAACTCAGATTTCATAGATGTGAACGTGCCATGTTGTAACGGTATCAGCGACACATCAACCTCTTCGTATAGACTTCCATACTCCGACACGTTAACACCCCATACCCTGCGATATGTTTCCTGCAATCCAAGATGCGATGCGAACGGCTTGTAGGTTAACAGGTGCTTACGGTACTCAGGTGTCAAGCATCTGTAACCGTTAGTGAACATCTTTTCGATCTCGATATACTCCGAATGCGCGTTGAACGACGAAAGGAACTGATACTTCCATTGTTCGGCTTTATCTCTGTGAAGCATTACAATCCCGTCATACATCAACGCAACGTCCCGACGATGGAAAGTGCCACCGAGCCAACCAAAGCGAAGGAAACGTGACTTCTGCTTGTCTGGGGTGTATCTATTCGCCCGTGATGGTATCGTGTTTTTAATTACAGTCACATTCGGATTGTACTGTTTAATCCGCTCCGCCAGTTGTGGCACAGAGCAGGTAACGTGATCAGCGATACGCATTGATTCGATAATATTCGATTGCGCGTTAACCTCAATGTTTCTGATGCGCTTTGAGTTGTTGATCGCTTCAGTATCTCGACGTTTGATCGGGTGTGCCTCTGCCGCCTCAATAGCCTTGTTCAGTTGTCGCACGTTCATAGGATGCCACGATGGCAATACCCAGTAATCGTCAATGTCAATGATCAACTTCTTTCCGCCCTTCTTAACCCGTTGCGCCCTGAATAGTTCACGGCTACGGTTGATCACGTACACATCGTATATCAGTTCTTCACTTAGGTCAAATTCATCCTCTGATATCAGATGTACTTCAATATCCTCACTCTGCACACCGAAGTAAGCAAAGCACAGGCGGTATAAGTCCATCCCGTTAATCGGCTCAGGCTTTGTCTTATTGTTTAAAATCAACCCTACTTTCATAGCTGCTTTTAAATTGTCTTTTCATTTCGTTGAAGTAAACACTTATCGACGTGTGGTTAATACCCGTGTCCTTGCTGAACTGCTTAAAGGTGTTATTTCTCCAATCAGTTAAGGTAAAGTACGTAACGATAGTGTCCGCGCATAACCTGATATAGTTGTTTTCGGACTGCTGTTTTTTTTTACAAAACTCAATGAAGTCTGGAAACTCAGGATAGTCTAAGTAATTCGGCACAGCCGTTTCATCGGTGATGTTGAAATCATTATCAAATGAATCTCCACAACTACTAACGATCTTGTTAAACTCAGATCGCGGATTCACAGCCATGTTACGCATCACAACCCAAAACCATTCGATAACCTTGTTCGCCTCAACCAACTCCGATAACTTACTATCCGAAGTTTCCAAAACCTTTAACATGAGTAGCTGCATTAACTCATCGGCATTTTTACCGCCATGAAATTTAACCTCTTTCTTTATCAGAGGCGAATTGAATACCTGCAATGCTATCTCATTACGTGTCATGCAATTCTAACCACAACACACTTATCACTACCATTTGCCTTAGTAGTATATTTAACATCCGTCCGCTTCATAAAGTAACTGAGTAGCGGTCTGATCTTCTTCGCTGACTTATCGATCTCCACCGATTCGCCAACACTTAACCGTTCAAACCCGTACTTTGATTCTGCTGTCTTTGGTTTAATCTCTTCCATACGGCAATAATACAGAAAGGCTTTAACCTGTTAAAATGTTTAATATTTAGTTATTAACAATTATTCCGACCATCTGCAAACGATCTTAGCGGTTGACCCGTCGAACGGCAGTCGGCAGTCTTCGTATGTTACCACGTATTCGTTTACCCCGATCTTGATCGCAGGAGTGCCAGTTAAGCGGATATTGTACGCAATATCGTTTAATACGAAGTATGCGTCAATAATAGCCATAATTGAGTTACTCTGAATAGGGTTATCTTGACAGGCAAATGCTAATTCAATAGAATTACCTGAAACTGAATTTATTCCATGAAACTCATATACTTCTCTAGTTATATCATAACCAATTAAAGTATAGGTGTCGCAGGAATAATTCCCGTGCGGTGATGTGAGGGATAGTTCGATGATGTTCATTTGTATAAGGTTTGTTTAATTGTTTCAAATGTACTTGTTTTTGCCAAGTCGGACGGTGTGAAGCGTAAAATTCTCCATCCGAGTTTTGCCGCCTCGTTATACTTCTCCATGTCCTTCACAAAGCCCGATCCGCGTGTGTGCCTTCCTCCAGTCCACACGCCTCCCTCCACTTCAATAGCAACCTTAAAACGCGGAAAGGCGTAGTCGAATCTCCATTTACGGGTTTCGTGAAATTTATACTCCGCTTCGGGCGTTTCGATGTCAAATGATCGGCAGGTGTCGGTAAAGAATTTATAGGTCATTAACAACGATACTTATTCAGGTTATTCATGAAGTAATCCTGCGCTTTGACCTTCGCCATTTCGATTATTACGTCTGAGAGCCATGCAGGGGCGTTTCCGTCTGGCAGGTAAGTTATCGTGAACTCTTCGCCACCGTTCGACGGGTCTGAACCGTGTGTTGATTCGTCGCAGTCGAGGCTGCATTCGAAGTCGAGTTCGAACGGGTTCGATTCCATTCCTTCGTCAAAAGACAGGTCGCATTGTATTAATACAATTCCTTCGTAATAAGCCATGTTACTTAATTTTATCGCGTTTGAGTTTTTCGTCTATTGCCGAGAGCATATATCCGTGATAGGTTTGTGTTGTGTTTTTGATTGCGGTGTCGATTAGCCCAGATCGGTTCACACCTAGATTGATTGATCGACGCGTCGGGTCTTTGAGTTTCTTCTTCTTGTTTGACATGGTTTAATGATTTTCTGCAAAACTATATGTAATACCCGTACCACGCAAATATTTTTTTGTTAAAATCTTTTTTGCTTTGATTTTCAGGCTGTTAAAGTTTATCTAGAAAATAAATTTGGAAGTTAGTATTACCCGTGTTACATTTGCATATCAAATCAAACGAACTATGAAGTCATACATAAAAAACGGATATGAGTATTTTTACGACAATATCCAAAAACAATGGGTTTTATATCCAATAGATTCATTTGGGATAAGAATTGAGTGGGATTCAAACGACAATCCTATTGAGTGTATGTATTTTAATAATAAGTCTGAAGTGAATAACTATATTAACAATAACTAAACCAAAAAACTATGATCGAACAAAAACCAACAACGAAAGAAAAGATCGCGCTAAGACTTATTATGTTTGCAGTCCGCATCTTACTAGGGTATTCAATGAATGACGACCTAAAATCAATCTACACTAAGATTAATACTGATCTTGAAAACTAAAACAATCATGGAGAACACAACGCAAGCAGTCGCAACAGTAAGCGACAACGTTTTTTTGAACAAAGAATCATTTGAACACGCGCAACGCGTAGCAAAGATGCTATCAACGTCTGACCTAGTTCCCGCTCAGTTCAAAGGGAAAATCGAAAACTGTATCATTGCCCTGAACATGGCAGGACGCATCGGGGCTGACCCGTTAATGGTAATGCAGAACCTTTATGTTGTTCACGGGAAACCTGCATGGAGTTCACAGTTCCTAGTGGCAACGATCAACGCATCGGGTAAATTTTCTCCGCTACGTTACGAAGAAGACAAAGAAGATGGAGGACGTTGCAGAGCCGTAGCAACGGACAAAGAAACAGGTGAGAAATGTGAAGGCGTTTGGGTGTCGATGAACATGGCAGCATCGGAAGGGTGGAGTACAAAGTCAGGCAGCAAGTGGAAGACAATGCCACAGTTGATGATGCGTTACCGCGCTGCAACATTCTTTGCGCGTCAATTTGCGCCTGAAGTGTCAATGGGTATTTATACGAAGGAAGAGATTGAGGACGTGAATTACACGGAAGTATCTTCCGCACCGTTGGCAGTTGATATTCTTAACGAAGAGGCTGAGGAAAATGCAGCAGCAGAATAACAACCTTTCCCCGTTGCGTCACGGACGCTTTACAGGCTCTCAGATCGAATCATTGTGCAAGCCGAAGGGTTTGGGCGCAACGGGTGAGACATACATCTATGAGGTCATTTGCGAGGCTCTGACACCGCCTGAGATGAAACCTAAGTCATTCGAGAATGATGCGACACGTCACGGACATGAATACGAGCCTGTGGCAGTACGATTGCACGAGATCAGAAGTAAGTCAATGACGGAGGAAATAGGCTTTCAGATTCACGCTGAGTTAGATTGCTTAGGCGCAACACCTGACCGAAAGGTTTACCGCAACGGGAAGCACGGAGTATTGGAAGTTAAATGCCCATACGAAGGCACTAACCACATTAAGCACATGATGATTGATAGTGTGGAATACTTCAAAGCGAACTTTCCTAAATACTACTGGCAGACGATTGCAGAATTCATATGCACCCCTGACGCGGAGTTCGTGGACTTTGTTAGCTTTGACCCACGACTGAGTAAAAAATACCGATACTTTTGTTTTACATTCACCCCGTCCGAAGAAGACTGTAAATTCCTGATCGAGCGCGTGAAGATAGCAGACAAACTTAAAAACGAAATCCTAAACAAACTAAACCGATGAAAAAGAAAACAAAGAAACAGCAGCCGATCACATTAGACGAAATAAAACTTGAAAAAGTAAGAGGGTCTACACATTGTGAATATAGCGTAATAGAAAACAAATTAGAAATTCTATACAGGAATCAGGAAAAGATTCTACTCGCTATTAAATTATCAAACGAAGTATGGATTTAATATACCGCATCCGATGAACCGCAGAAAGACAATCATGCTAACCGCGCTCCGTGAGATGTGCGCAGGTAAGAAGATTACAGCGTTAGATTACGCGAAGCGATACGACACAACGCGACTAGGGGCGCGGATTTACGACCTGAGAAAGTTGTTATTAGATCAGGATCGTATTTTTCAGATTCACACAGAAAGACGCAAGGACAAATACGGTGAAATCTATCACGCTTATTTCATTGATTCGCTCTGGCGTGAAGAGGGTCGCAAACTTCTGAAGCAACTAGAAAAGTAACAATCGTGGGGCGTGAGGTGCTTCGATTTAACTAGACATCGGAGAAAACCCGCCACGATTTATTTGGACAATTCAAAAATAGTAATACCTTTACACCGTTCTTTACTTCATCTCTGATTCGTACCCAGAGGATAAACACAAACTTTATCGCCCTTCACGGGTGGGTGGTGTGAAACAATCTGAGGATTGCGTAACACGGTACGACACTCACCTCTGAAGGGCTTATTTATTATGGACTATCAGGAATTTTTACAGAGCAAACGACACCTAATCGGTCAGTTTGGATTTGAGCCAAACTACATACCAGATATGGCGTTTGACTTTCAGAAGTACATTATCGAAAAGGCGGTCAATAAAGGTCGTATGGCTGTATTTGCCGATACTGGATTAGGTAAGACGCTTATTCAGTTGTCTATTGCGAATAACATCGTAAGACACACGAACAAAAACGTATTGATTCTAACTCCTTTGGCTGTTGCGTTTCAGTTTATGATTGAAGCGGAAAAGTTAGGTATTGATGACATTGAATACAGCAAGGACGGGAAGTTTACTAAAAAGATTGTGATCTGCAATTATGAGCGATTGCACTATTTTAGTGAACATGATTTTGTAGGTGTGATATTGGATGAAAGTTCGATATTGAAAAACTTTGACGGTAAGATCAAAAGTCAGGTTACGTCATTTGTAAAAAAGATTCCGTACCGTTACCTTTCAACTGCAACACCTTCACCAAATGACTTTATTGAATTAGGTACTAGTTCTGAGGCATTGGGTTACATGGGCTATATGGATATGCTGACTAAGTTTTTTAAAAACAATCAGAACAGCGTTGACAGTACGAACCGAAACATTGGCGAAAAGTTTTATTTGAAACCACACGCGGAGAAAGATTTTTTTGCATGGGTTAACCAATGGTCTATCATGGTTAAGATGCCTAGCGACATTGGATTTTCAAATGAGCGTTACGCGTTGCCTAAGTTGATTATCAATAGGCACATCGTAGAAAATCAATCGCTTATAGACGTTAATGGGCAAATTACCATGTTCACTCCGATTGCAAAATCAATGACAGAGGTACGACATGAGCAAAAACAAACGGAAGAAAAACGCTGTGAAAAAGCCGTTGAACTTGCATCTGGTAAAACTTCTGTATATTGGTGCAATACAAACAACGAAAGCGACATTTTAAAACACAGCGATTCAGAAGCGGTTGAAATTATCGGAAGTCAATCAATAGATAAGAAAGAGGAAATACTAATGTCATTTGCAAAAGGTGAAATAAAGCGATTGATCACCAAAGCGAAAATGACATCAATGGGATTGAACTGGCAACATTGCAATCACTCTGTATTTTTTCCGACATGGTCGTATGAACAATACTATCAGGCTATAAGACGCTTTTGGCGTTTCGGTCAAAAGAATGATGTAACGATAGACCTTGTAATTTCAGATGGACAAACAAGGGTTATCGAAGCACTTGAACAGAAAACGCAAAAGGCAATCGAACTACACCGCAACCTTACAGAAAACGTAAACAAGTCATTCATAAATAAAACAAAAGAGTTCAACAAATCAATCATCAAACCAAACTTTATTTAAGCTATGGAAAACACCGTGAAAGATCAGGTTATTACAGACCGCTACGCACTTTACAATTCAGATTGTATGTTAGTGCTACCACAATTACCAGATGAATCTATTGATCTGGCAGTTTATTCGCCTCCGTTTGCAGGGTTATACAACTATTCATCAAGTGAACACGATTTCAGCAACTGCGAAACTAAAGAGCAATTTTTAGATCAGTACGAATTTCTTATCAAGGAACTTGCAAGGGTTACAAAAGCAGGTAGAATAAATGCAGTACACGTAACAGATGTATTTGATAATACGTGTCGCCTTTGGGATTTTCCGCATGAGGTAATTAAATTGCACGAAAAGTACGGATTCGAATACCGCAACAGAATTACAATCTGGAAAGAGCCTTTGAAAGTTCGTATGCGTACAATGGTTCAGAGCCTCATGCACAAATTTATCGTTGAAGATTCTACAAAGTGCTTTACTGCTATGCCTGATTACGTTCTGATATTTACAAAGAAAGGAGAGAATCAAGTACCTGTTACGCATCCATACGGATTGAAACATTACGCAGGTGAAGTTCCGATTCTGCCTAACATTTTACGCGCTTGGAATAATGCAAACAACAGCGACTTAAACGAGGCGCAACTTTGGAACTATCTCAAAACAAAATTTGAAGATCACACAGACCCTAAAAGCAATAAGCTATCGCATTACATCTGGCAGCGTTACGCGTCTTCAGTATGGGATGATATCCGAATTGATAACGTGTTGCCGTTCCGCGATTCAAAAGAGGAAGACGACGAAAAGCACGTACACCCGTTACAGTTAGATGTAATTGATCGTATCGTTGAACTGTATTCAAACCCAGACGAAACAGTATTAACGCCTTTCATGGGTGTTGGCTCTGAGGTTTACAGCCCCGTATCAATGGGACGTAAGGCAATAGGTATTGAATTAAAAGATAGCTACTACAAACAAGCTATTAAAAACCTAGCCGAAGTTAATTCCAGATTCGTTGACGAAAAACAAATCACACTATTCTAAAATGACCCGAATATTCAACGATAAAAACGATTGGATAGAGTTGCGGAGTGCGTTGTTGGAATCAGTAAGTTGGAAAGAGGCGGTATCGCGTAAGTGGAGAATAGAGTTGTACCGCGTCGATAAAGCTATTGAGGCATGGATAACGCACTTCGCTACTCAGGGTGAAGAATATGTAGCCCTGAATCGTGCAAAGGCATGGTGTAGCAACTGGATAGGGAAGCAACTTGAAAACGCTACGAAGCAATCATCCGATCATAAACCCGAACCGCCCTACTTCAAAAAAGTGAAGTTCGACGAACGCGGAAAACCTTACACAGAATGATTGACCGTAAACCACCACAGGCAACAGACCTTGAAACGATTGTTTTAGGCTCTGTGTTGCTAGATCGAGAGGCGTTCGATACCGTTAGCCCTATCCTGAACGATAAGTGTTTCTACGAGCCTAAAAACGGGCTGATATGGCAAACGATTGAACGGGTGCATAAAGATAAATCCCCGATTGACATTGTTACAGTCGCTCAGAGGTTAAAGAAAGACGGATATATCGAGCAGGTAGGAGGGTTGATGTACGTCAGTCAGTTAACGGATCGGGTCGGGTCAACGGCTAACATTGAGTTTCATGCCCGTATCATTCTGCAAAAGTACATTCAGCGTGAGATCGCATCGGCAACAATGGCTATATCGGCGCGGTGCTATGAAGACACAGCGGACGTTATCGACCTGCAAACGGCTATCCGCAACCTTTACGACTTTACGCTGAATCACACGATCTCAGGACGGGAGGCAACGCATATCGTGGAGGCGATTAAACGCGATATTGATAGTTATGATCGCAGGGTAGAGGCGCGAAAGAAAGGACTGCCCACAGGCGTTAAAACAGGGCTGACTGAGTTAAACCGCATGACGCTAGGATTGCAGAAAGCGACGTTGAACATCTTAGCCGCACGCCCTGCAATGGGTAAGACTTCACTAGCTATGCACATAGCCCGTTACTGTGATGTGCCTGTTCTGATATTTTCAATCGAAATGTCAGAGGCGCAACTAACTCAGCGTTTAGTTATCACGGAATCAGGTATTGATTCACACGCTTACAAATCGGGATGGTTGAATGATACAGAACTGATTGAAGTATCGAACGCACGTGGAAGGTTAGCGGATTTGCCGATGTTCATTGACGACACCACACCGATAACGATCAGCGACATGAGGGCAAAGGCTTTGAAGTTCAAACGCAAGCACGAGGGCAAAGATATTCTGATAGTCGTTGACTATTTGCAACTGATCAAAAACTCCGAGCGCAAAGGAAACCGCGAACAGGAAGTTGCGGACGTGTCGAAAGGGTTAAAGGAGATCAGCAAGGTATGTGATTGCCCCGTGTTGGCATTGGCACAGTTAAGCCGAGCCGTAGAGCAACGCGGAGGAGATAAACGCCCTCAACTATCAGACTTACGCGAATCGGGTCAGATCGAACAGGATGCGGATATGGTAATGTTTATTCACCGCCCCGAATACTACGGGCAAACTGTTGACGCTAACGGCAATAGTACAACAGGGCAAGCGGAGATCATTATCGCTAAGAATCGTGATGGTTCGGTAGGTGCGGTAAATGTGGGATTCATAGCGAATCAAACGAAGTTTATTGACCCAGAGAAAACCGCGCAAATGCAGCCGAATACGGGATTTTTAGACGTTCCCTTTTAATTTATTCCTTTGATTTTCAGCGAGTTGCGTAATTTTAACAAAATAAATTTGCAGGGTTGTAATACCCGTGTTACCTTTGATACATCAAAACGAAACAACTATGAAAAACGAGATCACTTGGATTTACTGGAAATCAAACAACATCAGCCTGTTTTCAAAATACCCGTATAAATTACTAAGAGAATATTATTTTTCGGGAGGACACTAAAACAAACCAACTATGAACCACGACAACTTCACAGAGGTGACGAGCGAAGATGCTCCGAAAGTGACTAATCTTCTGCCTGCTGAATTAGCATGGGCGTCAGGCTACAACACCTGCCTAGAGCGCACCAACGCGGCTGAACTGCTGCAATGCCTGATTCAGGTACACGACAACTTAGATCAGCACGGGTACGTTAAGAATGAAACCTATTTATTGGTAAGCAACGCCATCAAAAAAGCAACCGATGAAAAATAACAGACACGAAGAAGAAATGCGTTACGATAAGATCACAGCGGACATTCAGCGCAAGGTCGCGGAGTTCAAGCCAAAGAAACAACTCAAACTTTCTCACACCGTTACGCCCTTCATGGTCGGTAACAAATGGAAAGCGTCAACAACAGATCACAAACCAGAACTAAAAAGACGATTTCACTAATGAGCGACTGGAAACATCTCGGACTGCTGATAATCGCCATGTACATTATCGCAGCAATCGCAGCAATGGTGATCGGTTCAGCAATGACACCCAAACCCAAAACGCTGCCATCGTACAACATTGACACTACCTACGTCGATGCCTTTCACGTGGATAGTACAGGTAAATACCTGATCAACTGGAAGGGCGACACGTGTAAAATAAAAACGAAACTAGAAGAATGAAACCCGAAAACGCATTAAAGATTAACGCGTGCTTCCACGCAGCGCATGAACTGTTCGGACTACCTGCCGAAGTGATACAAAGCGAATCACGCAAAGCCGAAGTTGTACAGGCTAAACGATTTGTCGCGCATTTCCTGAAGTGGAACACAGACCTTAGCGTATCAGCTATTGCACGAGAACTGAAGCTAAACCACGCAACGATCCTGCACCACAACCACAAGCACTTTGACCTGATCGAAACGGATAAACGCTACGCGCTGCAATACGAGGCGTTCAGTTCCATCGCCTCAAAGCACCGCGAACCGAAGACGCTAGACACGATCCTGCGCGATGTGGAGTACAAAATACACTCCCTGCTACGCGAACGACGAAGCATAAAAAGAATGATGAAGGAGTTTAGCGCATAACGGTAAACGGCTTTGCGTTAGTGCCGTAATAGAATTACTAACGCTCACTTTAATACAAATGTAAAATGGAACTACAAAACTTGACTAAAGAACAAATGCAGGCATTACGCAAAACCGATGTTAGCGGTAGTGCTTTGTCGGATTTAGCAAAAGAGATTTATTTCAAAGATGTATTGGTTGATAAATACAGAGATAATTTTCTTTTAGAATTACAAAAAAGAAAAGTGATAGATAAACGTGAAAATGGTTTTCATTGTTGTTATTGCTCTAAAATAAGCGAAAAAGAAACTGCATTTGTTCAAATGGATAGAGTAATTTTTCCTAAAAAAATGAATCAGAATTGTGGCTTGTTAATTCTCATTACGATGGTTGTCGTGGTTGGGATTAGTATTACCGCTAACGGTTTCGGGCTAAACAATCGTTTTAATGTTGTTTTAGCCCGTGTTAGGTGTCTGTAAAAAATAATTTTTATGAGCGAGGAAATACAAAAGTTAAAGAAATACGAAATAAGCCACGAAGAAATACAACGGCTATTTCCAAAGGTAAATGATGGACAAAGATACCACGTTGATACAAACACGTGGCAGTTTGTAGATAGGATTATTGAAGAATGGTTTGAAGAAAAAGGAATTACATTTTGGGATATGCCTGAAATACAACAGTACGAATTAGTAGGTGAGCCGATAAAAATTATTTTTTATTGCACCTAACTATCCGATATGCCTTACGTTTACAGGCTTATCCCAACTGATCGGGGAGGTATGGTTACTTCTGCATGATCTTGTCGATGGCTTTCTACTTTTTAACATTTTTTAACATATCTGATGTTGCAGGTGTCACCCCTTTGTGTATCTTTGATACATCAAAACGAAACAACTATGAAAAAAGTAATTAAAGACGGAATCGAAAAATCAAACTTCGACTATTTAGATTTATATGATACTGCGATTGCAGATTATGTTGTTTTGGGTGGAGATTCTCGCTTCATTGATATTGTTGATGTTGTGAATAGAAACAATTCAATAGGATATAAGCATTATATTTTAGTAGGTGGCAATTGCGTCATAGCTTACAGAAAGTATTCATATAGCGCATACCGACAAATTAAAACATCATACATCCATATTTATTTTGTTTCTGATTTCAAATCGTGCAAAGTTTTGAAACATTACAGAGAGCAAAAAAACGGAAACTTTAAATTAATGTAAAATGGCAAAGGAAATAAATTTTTCAAAATTAAACAGAAACATAAACAAGCAAAAAAATACTCTAATGGGTCTTGTAAGTAAATGTATTGATTCATCATTGTATAGTATGTTTAGTTACGACAACAGAACAGTTCCATCCCTATATTTTCAGGTTGAACATTATTCTATCAATAATAGTTCGCTATATCTTAAAGGTGACGAATATCCTACATATTCGTATTCATGGGAAAGAATGATTGATCTCAAGAATGAAGGAATAATATCAGAAAATAAAAATTTTGATTCTGACGAAGATATAAGAATCGAATTAAACCAAACTAACCAACCTATGAACCACGAAATGAAAAAATAACAACGGGGCGCAAGCCCCTTTTTTATTTGCTCATTATCTTATCAATCTGCTTCTGCTTCCGTTCGCTACCGATAGAAGTACCGCGATGAAAATTCAGTATAGTGCTGACGTTTGCACCGAGCAATCCGAAGCCTGTATAAAATAGTTCCTTGTTCGATTCGGGTACAGCCTTGTTGAATATCATTACAAGCATCAGGATGAACGCAACGACAAATACGCAGTCAATCAGGTACGCGATGTTTTTACTCAGCCATGACGCTTTATCGCTCTCCTGAATACGTGAATTCATATCACGCGCTGAATCCATGTCTTTCATCAGCGTTTCAAGTTCGCTATTCTGAGCCGCAGCCATAGCCTCAATGTGTCGGTTAACTTCTTTCGCAACCTCCGCTTTGAACTCTTCTTTTTCCTGACCAGTCGTAATGAACTTATCCGCTACGTTGCCAACTGACTCCACGATGTTAGCCGCGCCCGTTGACGTGACCTTTCCGATAATGTTTGCAATGAAACTCATGATGTGAATGTAAATGATTTAACCCTTTTGATTAGTCCTTGAATAACGTCAGGTCGTAACGTGCTTATCATGCTAATGAAATCTACGCGATACGAAACAAGTTTATCAAACACAGCCTTTTGATCGGCTGAATTTAACGCTGTTAATGTTTGCTTACCAATAGCCCCGTCATCAGCGACACCGATAACGCGTTGTAAAGCCTTTGCAGCCGTTTTAATCCCTGAGTTATATCCGAAGTCCATAACGTACTCCGCAACGCTCTGAGAGGCGTATAAATCACATTTAAGCGCGTCCCAATACTTAACCTTTGTCAGAGCCTTTGCAAGTTCAGGCAAACGATCATCAGGGATAGTGCTATTCCACTTCGGAACACCGTTCTTTGCTTTGTATTCGTCAATGATAGCCCACCCCTGCCATTCGGGATTGAAGTTCCGCGCAATACCTAAGTACGTTTCGCCTCCTTTATCTCCGATTATCGCAGCATATTCAGCGGAGCAATAACCGCCCTCGTGCTTCTTTAACTTCGGATAGTATAGATCAAAATTAGCCATTGTCTTCGGGTATCTCTATAAATGATTTACTGTAATGGTACTCAATGTATGGAACTACATTCTTACAGAACGTGTCGTAACTCCACGCGCTGATTAACTCCGTACCGTCCGAAAGCATTACGCTAGTGGTGTTATAATTCTCCCCGTCTTCGTACAACGTGTGTCCTCTGAAAAACTCCACAGGCTGCGCAGGAAAATACAGCGTGAAATTCTGTCGCTCCTTCTTATTCGTTAACTCATTCTCGACTAATATCGGGAAGGTTAGTATCGGGTATTTTTCGGGCTTATCCATTATTAGCTTTTAGTCTGGATGTGTTCCTGCAATTCTCACTAAATGTAACGAATCTTACATTGCCTATTTCATAACCTTTTGAACTGTCAATCCGATCAATCGAAGGGGCTAATTTTCTATCGTAATTTGATTGCTGCCAATTAGAAAAAAGCACTTCAAAGTTAGCGTCATTCTTTGCAAACTCATAAAACTCTAATTTACTCATTAACGATTTGCCAGAGTAAAGGTGCGCCTTTCTCCATTGAATACCGTTAATTCGTGAACTCATGTTTCTATACATTCGCATTAAAAATCCGTTCTTAGTTTTTTCGTATTTTTTTGTATGCGCGTTATTATTTTTCGCTCTTAATTCACGCTGCCATTTGTTTCTTTCTTGCTGTGTCATGATGTTTTTTTTGTAAATATACATCATGTTAATCATGAATCAAAATATATGTGTGAACCGTGCAATCTGTCCGTTAGTCTTATGATGAAGGTAAGCCTCAATAGCTTTAGGCGCTCCCGTATAACCGTTTCTATGATGCCATGAATCCGTACCGCTTGCAGATCGGGAACTTTCAACAGTTACTCCGATTAAATCCTTGCTAGTCTTATGATGTACGTGATGCGTGTAAATGTATCGGTGCTTTGTTACCGACCACAACTCAGGGAATTCATGCGCCAATAAAGCGTTAAGGTCTTTCGTCTTTGCTCCGTCCCCGTGTGTAGTGCCGATCAAATTATCATGATAACGGTACGCCTTGCGGTGTCTTAATGTGCTGTCAAACGTAATGTCTTTGCAATTACGAAACCATGCCTCTGTAACCTGAGCAAGAAACCAACCCGTCATGTAATCATGATTAGATGGATCGTGCATTATATGAACCTTCGCAAGTGGCAAAAGACTTTCGATAACGTCAACGTACAACTTCTGAGCGATCAGGAAATTATCATACCATTGCCCGTCCGTATCTTGTGGCGTTCCACTTGTAGTGGTTCGCTTCGCATTGTCAGTATGCAATATGTCGTTACCGATAATCAATACGATCTGATCAATCGGGTAATGCGATGCCATTGATACGAGCGATTTAATACCCTGCTTAACGCGCTTAACTGCGATGTTCGTATTGTATTTATCGCCTGTTTCGTACTCAGATGCTAGTTTGCCGATATGTATATCAGCAGGATCAATTACAAGGCAATACGCGTCTTTGAATTTCTGCCTAACGATCTTCGGAAACTTCGGAGAGTATAACTTCATCCCTTCCATCATTTCCTCTTTCAGGTCTTCGATACGTTTCTGATTAGGCTTAGCGAAGATTGACATTGACTTACTCTTATACCAATAGTGCTTAACGCTTTGTAGTGGTATTCCCGATTTATTGCATTCTTCCTCCAATACAGTTTTTGATTCTCTGTATTTGAATAACAGTTCTTTTTCATCTTCGGAAAGTCCCTGAAAGTTTACGCTATTAGATACGTCAGGCGTGTTGCGTATTGTTTTAATGATGTGCCTTGCAGCCTCTACGCTACCGAATAAGTCAGGGCGTACTTTATACAATTGCCTTGCGACTTCTGTATTGTTTACGCCCGTGAAATGATCTGAATACTGTTTTGCAATCCTTTGTCTTTCGGTCATAGCTACTTTGTTAGGTTACTTTTTCGATTTGCCGTGATGTTTTCGCCACACTCCATATATGGTCATACATCCTGCCGCCATTGCAATTATCCACGCACCTAACTGAGCCGACTGCATAACTATCTTCGGTATTTCAGGCTCTGCTATATTCATTGTTGCTCCTACTAATACATGGAAGCCTGCAATGAATGAGCCAACATAGGGGTGTTGTCCAAAATAATGCTCCATAGATTGAAATGCCATTTGTGCTGTTTTAAGTATTTATTGTGTTAGAAATTATTTACTGTCGTTATATTTGTTACCATTGCTTCTCCAATCGCTTTATATCCGCTTGCTTCGTAGTGATGCAAATCCACCTGCAACGTCTTACCTGTTGGGTCATATGTGAAACAATTCGATGAATCCGCTGTTGCTAATGTGTCAAATGCTGTGTTAACTGTTGCTAATCGTGTCGCATCGTATGACGTGTGCGTTCCTAGCTTCTGGAAAATCCATTTCTTATTCACAGAAGCCATTGCCGTTCCGCTCAGGTTCGCCAATAGCTTAGTAATAAGGTTGCTCATGTTTGTCTGGTATGCGTTCGCATCCGTAGTGGTAGTGGTATCTGATTCACCCTGCGCCCAGATGATGTAACAATGGATCGTGCGCTCTGAATGCGTGTTCCACATTGTAGCCAATGCGCTATTGATTACTCCGATGGCTTTGTCAAGTAACGCACCTGCACGGGAAGGATACCAACAGTTCGATGTTGTATCGTCGTTAAGCATTGTGCCACCAACGGCATAGTTCACCGCATAGATCGTATCATTAACGCGTGCCTGTTCGTTATACAGAAACGCAGGCAATACTCCGTGATTCGTGTCAGTTGTCGGGTAGTTCTGATTCACTCCTACGTCAAAGTTCGCAAATGCAGAGCCGTTCCACATCTTTACGCTAGTCATTGCGCCACTTAAAGACGGATGGCAATCCGCATTCGGTGCTGCACCTCTTGAATTAGACTGACCTAAAAAGATATACAGCCTAGCCATTACCGCCCTCCTGAAATTACGTTTGCAGAATAAGTATCAATCAGTCCGCTGAGTGTGTCGCATTCCGCACCGCTCAGAGCCGTTGACACAAACCAGAAATTCATATTGATTGGACAAAACTGATCGGCTGTGCCGATGTTGTTACGTCCCAATAGATAAATTTCACGCGTTGGCTGCGAAGGTGAAGGAGCGTGTGTTGCTGCTGACGTGCCTAATGATGTTGTATTGCGTCTGATCGTTCGAGCCGTTGCGCCCGATGCGGTCATAAAGAAGTTAGCCGCGCCTGTTGCATTGGTAAGGTCATACACAGACGCGTTAGATTGATACATCCATCTGATAACGTCACCAGTAAAGCGTGAACGCCCGAACATTTGGCTAGTGCTTGAATCAGTTACGCCCCAATCAACACCAGTACGCACCGCTGAAGTCTTCACACGCCATCCAACAGTTACGTTATCTAGTGTCAGATGCGTATTAGGAATGATTCCAGTGCGTATAAACTGCGTAACACCATCACTTGTCCATCCGTTAGTGCTGAATGATGGTGACGCAGCCGATACAAGTGTATATGACGAACTGATAGCGTTGTTGTATGACGCTCCAATAGACGTAGGCGACACAGGATAAAGCGCGATGAACTTAGAATAGATGTTCGCAGCCTTTGCAGCAAGTACAAAAGTATTCCACGCATTCTTCTCAGTCGTATCGGTTATCCCTGCCCGTGTAAAATACGCCTGTGCATCGGTATCGTATGTGATACTGCTGAATGAACTAGGCGTAATGAACTTATTTACTCCGATCATGATACGAAGTTATGACAAATTACTGACCCAGATGAAAGAGTGATAGCGGTGATGTAAGAGCCGTTCGGAGCGCAGATGTACGCACCTGCTTTCAGCGTCTTACCACTAAGGTTCGCCTGTGTCAGATAGTTTGTACTTGTATAGCCTGTTGGCGTTGTGTTCAGCGTTAATACTGTGCATACGGTGTCTTCCAATACTGTAAAAGCAAAGAATTGTTTGCCTGTTACTGCACCGTCTGCATTTGATACGTGATATGAACCGCCATCAGCGGAAAGTCTTGCGATACTCATTGTGTTATGATGTTATAGGATTAGTTGAAAAAGGAATTGCACATCTGTTATTTGGCTTTGGCACTCTTATTGCCACTTGAAACTCTGCCGTAGTTAGATTCTTTGGCGTCTTCTCTGTTCTGATCGTGATCTTTGCTGTACTTGTTACGTTCCAACGATAGTCAGGGTGATTTAACTGAGCCAATATGTCTTCACATATCTGCTCTATGTCTGATTCCACTTCTAATTCGTTAACCTCTCCGCGCTTCACGTTGTCAGCAATTACGATATTGAAGTTGAACGTAGAAACACCGCCTTTCACATCACGATCAATCGAATCGCACGCCACCCACATCTCAGGCGAATTAGTTGTGCCTGATAGATAGAACTCATGCGGATCACCGTAATAGAACGTATGAATCTGATAGTGATTAGCCGCGATGTCTCGCAGGTTCTCCACTATCTGATTTAGCGTTGTTGGTTGTGTTGTTGTTGACACGTTTGAGGTATTCGTCTAACTTTCTTCTGTTCTTACTTGTGCGCTCACAGTTCAACTGAATTTTCACCGCCTTTTGCGCATGGGTTGTATTCTCCATATGGTTGTCCTGATTTTGGCATATACCATCCGACATTGTACTGATCAAAGTTTGGGTGAATGGTGTCCACTCCGTTTCCTGCGTCCGTGAATAGCGGATATGTACTATCGTTTTCGATTAAGAAATTTGTGATACGTTGCGCGTACATCTGATAACGCTGTTCGCAGTACGTCACAATCCATTGAATATCTCCCATCGTTGCAGGTGTAGCGTTGTCGCTTGACTGCGTTACGATGCCTTTATTTCTGAACTTGTATGTAAATATCGGTACACCCTCACCCATTACTTTCCACTTCATGGCAGGTTGAATGTATGTGTAAACCAATGTTTGATTTACAGCAGTTAAAGAGTTTGATACGATTTGTCTTTTTAACTCTTCGTATAGTGCCGTACCCAAAACGCTAGGCATATACAACTCTTGCACGTCCCAAATCAATTCACGCAACTGCTCATGATCGTAGTTAGATTCAACATACGCTAGTAGCCCTTTATCGGCTGCGTCTAATAGTAGCGGTCTGTATATGTTAGGCATAATTAGCTTTCTTTAACGATTACCTGCCGCCAAGTATGGCGGCATTGCGGTTGATTGATTCCTGTCTTCGGATCGTGATACCACCCTCCGCGTAATGTCCACACGTTACGATCTTCTTTAGCTGACATCAGGTTAATCTCTTCGCGTGTGTAGAGTTTATTCAACCCGATCAACTGACGGCAGAAATCACGCGTTCCATCAATGATAGGTTTACCCATTCCCTGAGCAACATCGTATCGATACATCACTTTATAACTCTCCGTCTTCGCAGGTTGTTCAGCAATCGACTGTTCGCCCTCTTTCGTCAACTCATTTATAGGCGTTTTAACGCCCTCTATGTTTTCGGATGAAGGATTTAGCATTCCTTTGTCCGTAAGTCGCCCTATTGCGTTCTGTACGTCTTTTACGGGTACTTTCGCAACCTTAGCGATGCCATCAGGTGTGATATACTTGTCTTTGCTGATCAAATCCAGTACCGTGCGATCCAACGATTTCAACTTTAACGCGTCTTTTGCAAATTGCAGGTAGTCGTTTTCAAACTGCTCTAGTCTGATCGGATCGGTGTCGGGAATATCTCTCGCCTCAACTTCTTCTACCATACTCGCGTCAATTCCATACTGAGCGAAGATGTCAACCTTTGCTGATTCGAACTTTGTTAGCGTGGTTTGCGTTGTTGTCGGCTGTACTTTCAATCCCACTAGCGCCAAAATCTGCTCTTTGCTCATGCTCTCCACAACTTTAGCCTGTAAAGTCGGATTCATGGCATTGATAGCATTCAGAAGATTCTGTTTGTCTGCTGAAATCAAATCGCCTGCGTTAATCGGGCTGTTCGGTTTCAGTTCTAACTTAATTCCGATGCCGAAATCTTGCGCAAGTTGATTAATTGAGTTTTCAATGATTTGCTGACGATATTTAACGTAGCTGTTTTGGAAAATCTCAAACGCATCTAACATTTCCGAACGCCCTCCGAGTTGTCCTTCCGTTCTGATGCCTAAAAGCATCGGGGAAGTGATTTCATGTGCGGTGAAAATGTTCTGTAAAGACTGATCGGCAATTTCTTTGTATAGTACGGATTGATCGTTGACCAATTGATCCTGCGATTCAATTCCTAACTCTTTACTAGGTGCAAAGTTCACGACAATGCGCTCACCGTCTTCACCTGTAAAATTAGCCTTCATTCCTGCAACAATATCAGCCTGTTTATCCTGATCAGGAACTTTACCGTAGATATTGATGATCTTCGCAGGGCTAAATGACGCGCTAATATTCTTGTACTGAAAATCCGTGTACTTGATATGGTTCTCAATCCACGTTACACCGCCTACATAAGTCGGAACAGGATAAACATACTGATCGGCATGATAGAACGAATAGTAGTAAATCTGATTTCCGCTACGATCTTTCGGGTCGTATGCTTTGAACTTCTGAAAGTCCTCTTCCTCTTCAGGTTTTTTGTTGATCTTCTTATTGCCTCGCTGATCGGTTAGATACCAATTCTTTGTATAAAAGAAGACAGAACGATCCGCGTTAGCACGTACATTGCTAAAGTCGATATACTCCAATGTGCCACCCTTACGCGAATTATTCCATCGTACTAAAATTGCAAAGCCGTTATACTTCTCCAAATCGTAAGCCCAACGCAATGTAGATTCATTCAGATTCGTTTCGCTGAAAGGTTGCTTAATCAACTTCTCAGCCATTGCGCGCTGCTCCAATGTGTTAACGCCTGACTTGCTGTACGTCCATCCTGCACCGCAGATGTATTTCACCTTCGCGTTAATGATCGCACAGTGGTAAGATGAACGCATATACAACTGATTCAAATAATACGGGTAGTCGTTTTTCTCTCCGTATGTAATCCAATCAGAGTTTTTAACCTCTAAGAACTTCGGAATCTTACGATTCTCAAACTGAACGAAGTGTATATTCTCTTTCTTATTCTCCATTACGCGGTAGGATATTCAACTGTGTATTGCGGTGAACTGAACTGATACGCCCCGTCCCCGTCAACTTTAATCTGCCCGATTTCGCAACATGACGTTGCTAAACGGTAGTCTGTGTTATTACTCGATGCCTGTTCGTATACGTAGTAAGTGTATATGCCTTCAATCAATGTTACTGTTACACCCTCAGTAATATCGAATAGGTTAGAACGCTGTTTGTAGTTGTTGCTAACCTCAGCGATAACAGCCGACACCTCTACATTCGTAGTATCAGAAACAAACCGCCACAGCCAATACGGACTGGTTAAAGTCTGCTTCTCCTGAAGTGTAACCGCTACGCGTGTAGTGTCGCCCCTTGTGATATACAACATAACCTTAATAGTCAAAATCTGAAAAAGTTTATGAAAAAAGAAAACCCACCTTACGGGGTGGGCTTCCTAACGAATACAATCAGCTATGACGATTAGAGATTGTCGTAGTTTGTGATGTTCAACGGCATCGCTGATTCACGCCCTGTAAAGGTTACAGAATAACCGTTACGATCTGTGAACGATGTGCCTGTTGTGGAACTTGAAGCGGAAACAATGCAACCGCGTGAATATCCATACAACCATGAGTTCCCGTTGTTGTCTTTAACGGCAACGTGGACCAACATCCCGTGCATTGAGTTCAATGTGTTGCGGAATGCGATCTTTAACTTATTATTGATGTATGTGATAGTCTGCGTGTGCACAGTTGTTCCGTTAGCGCGGTCAGTAGCCCCATCGCTGTTAGCGATAGACGTTTCCTGAGCGCACTCAAACAGATACCAGTCAGTAAGACCAGAACCTGCGAACGTGACCTGACCTGATGTTACAGTAGCGTAGCCGTTAGTAACCAAGTTCGCGTCAAATGCGCGCACCTTGATCTCAGCAACACCGCCATTGGAATCTAGACAGTCAATCGTGAAGGATGATGTAATTGAATTGGAACAAGGCATCTTTTTATGTTGTTAAGGGGAGGTTGTTACACCTCCCCGTTAAACTTCTGTTACTTATGCAGTAGCGAATGATACTACGCGGTCTGTGAAGAATACACCTGTTGTAATCTTGTAACGGTTACGGGTGTAGAGTTTATCTTCTTTAGTCTCATACCATGTAGTCCAGTCATCCATGTCAGAGATCATATCAGTACCAACTACCAAGTTGTCTTTCTCAAAAGTGATGATACGATTCTTGAACACAGCAGGGAGTGAAGAGTTGTTGTCCGCGTTCAATCCCGGTACCGCTACAATTTTCATAGTTGTTCCCGGATAAACCAGTTCACGCTTACCTGCGTCCGCAGATGTTGCAGTCCAGTTGTAGTTGTTCGCGTTCTTCAGAGCGATAATGAGTTTATCGAAAGTATCATCACCCATTGCTGTTACGAGGTTGTCGTTACGCTTCAAGTCCGCAGGTACAGCCAACCATTGGTTATCCATGATTGTAAGTACGTTCGCAGTAGTGATCGAAGCGTATGAAGTTCCTGCAACAGTCTGCTGATTCACGTAACCGCCTGCTGTTTCAAGAGTTTGGATAAACCCGTTGAACTGCTTGAAGTTGGTGTTAGAACCGCCCTGAGTTTTAGACGACTGCCAGATAGCCGCTTCCATCTTCTTAGCGATACGCGCTGTGTAGTCGTTCATGATTTCATTCATCAACTCATTTGCTACGTTCTCGTCAAGTTTAGCACCTGCGCGGAGATACTTCTGAGTGAATTTAGATTCGAGGTCTTTGAAGCACCATCCATCTTCAAACTTGATACCGTCAACTGTCAGAGTGATCTGAGCGATTGTACCACCGTCACCAGATACGTTGATGGAAGCACAAGTGCTGTCCGCTTGCATCTGCGGGTCAGTAGTAAGGTAAGGAAGTTTCTCGGAGTATTTGATGCCCTCGCGAACTGTGAAAAGCGGCATTGAAACCGCGCCATAGACCCCTTTAAGTTTGAGGTCTGCTTTGTCTTCAACTGTGTAGTTTGAAAGACTTGATACTGTAAATCCTGCCATGATTATTTAGTTGTTTTTTTGTTTGTGGTTAGTTACTTTTTTTGTCCGAACACACGTGCGCGGAATTCTTCGATTGATTCTGATTTCTTTTCAGATGATGTAGGTTCTGTTTTCTTCGGTGCTTGTTCCTGTGGCATCTCTCCGAATGCGATCAGAGATTCACTCATCTCCGTTACCATCTTTGAGAACTTCACGTTGTCGGCTTTCAGAGCCTTGTTCTCAGATTCAACGGCTGCGAACTTTGCAGTCAGGTCGCTGATCTGTTTTTCAAGGTCTTCGATTTTCGCAACTTTCTCGAACACCATTTCTTTCTCGATGCGCTCGATGATCTGCGTTGGTGATGGTGTGGCAGGTGCTGCTGCGTTTGGTGCTGCTCCTTCCTGTGCCATTCCTTCTTCTGCTGTTGCTTCAGGTGCTTTAACCTCCGCAACTGAACCTCCTGCAACTTCGAAAACTGTACCGTCTTCCAATGTGTACTCCCCATCTGGGAGTGGGGCTTCACCTGCTTCTGTCATTACTGAAACCATAACACCTGCTGCGAGTGAATCGCCCTGAATGTTGATAGCCGTACCGTCTGCAAGTTTAGCCGAAGCGAACTTTACAGGCTCGCCCTGAAATGCTAATAGAGCCGCCTTAAGACGCTCTGCCAGAGTTTTTGTATTTCCTTTGTCTGTACTCATGCTCTTAATAGTTAGAATTAAAAATTGTTTAGAATTGATATGACATCGCTGAAATCGTCAGCGGTTTTATCATGCTTACTGAAGATGTAATCCACCATCATCTCCATGCTGAAGCCTTTGTACTCCCCTGATTTAACCTTGCCCCACAGTTCATCCGATTCAACGTAGAAAGATTGAAACCAAGTACCTTCTGGGAAATTGTCTTTTAATGCAGCAGGTGCGTTGATGCCGCGCTGTGAATCGCTGATGAATGATTCGAGTAGGTACATTCCTGATGGCTGTTTGTTTCTGTCGTGCATCTCGTTAACCGCGTTGTAACGGTTACCCTTTGCCCACTTACGCGCAAACAGTTCGATGTCTTCTTTAGTAAAATAAACGTAGTATTCACCTTTGTCGTCCTTGCGATAAATCTGCATATCTGGAATCATAACCGCTCCTGTAATAATTCTACGGTCTGAATCGGCAACTGCAAACTGTACGCGGGCTTTAACCTGCGCTTCACCTTCAAAGTATCTGTAACAAATGGCAATAGCCTGATCTTGTGGCTTACCGTGTTCGTTGATCATTAGCGGAATGCAACGGCTCATAAAATCCGACTGCGATTCACCTGCCTGTGGTTCTACAAACTTCTGAGCGTTAAAGGCTACAAAGTTTGATTCAATAGCAGGTGCGTCAACTAGTGCGGTGAAAATTTCTCCTTCGTCTTCTTTGTCGGTAACCGTTAACCGATATACTGGCAACTTCTTATCCATGATCTTAATAGTGTTTAATCGTGTATTGTTTAGATTCTCGCACGTTCCTCTGCCGTGCGGACGTTGGTGTTCGTGGAGTTGATTTCCGCGACTGATACCCACATCTGCGGCTGTGTCTGGCTCTGTTGGTTTATGATCTGCCCCTGTTCATTTAACAGCGTAGAAGGTTGAGCCGATGTGTTGATATTCGGCTGCGTTGATACTTCTAATGAGCCGATACCGCCTCCTGATGAAGACATACCACCACCGCTACCGCCTCCATTAGAATCAACTGCTAATATCTGACGTACACGCGCTAATCCTGATAACACCGCAACGGCAGCGGCGATGTTTGCGCGGATAGGTGCGTCAGGAGTTGGGATTGATAACTGCGATGCGTATGCTTTCTGAGCCGCTGCGTATGTGTCAATGGTTGTTTGAGCAACGGCAAATGCTTTCTGAGCCTTAACATTTTTACTCATTAAAGATGAAAGCGAACTAAACACAGAAGAAAGCATTGATAATTTCCAATCTCTATCTTCCTGTTCCTGTTGTCTTTCGCGTTGCGCTTGTTTGCGTTTAGCAACGTATTCATCGTACTCTTTCTTACGCTTTGCCTCAAGGTATGCGCGGTGATTCTGTAAATCTTCAACGCGTCTGCGTTCGCGTTCCTCTGCTGCTTCTTTTTCGCGTTTGAGTTCTGCGATGTGTGCCTCTTCCTCTTTCTCATGCTTCATGCGTACATACTCCGCATGGCTCATGCGATCTTCTGTGCGCTTCTGTGCTTTGTCCGCGTTGGCGTTTGCATTAGTATTTTTAGATTCCTCAGCCGCTTTTTTCTCTTCGATTGCCAATACATCTAACTGATGTTTCAGATCGTCTAATGCAGCCTTCTGTTCTTTAATCTGTTGCTGTGCCTCTTCCGCTCTTTCTTTCTTATTCTGAGCAATAGCCGCCTCAGCCTGATTCGTACCGTTAACAACGTCTGCAACCTTCAGCAAAGATTCCCACAGTGATTCGTTATTTTGAACCTCCTGTACTTTCAGTTCGTTAACTTTAATAGCCGCTTCTGCCTCTGCAATTTGCGCTGCTATCAATGCGCGTTTAGCCTCAATTACTTGAGCCGTACTTGCACCCTGCGCTTCGAGTAATTCGATCTCCTGCTGTTTTTCTCTTACAAGTTCAGCGGTTATCTCTTTTTGTTTTTCATATTCGCGTGTCGCCTTTGCAAGTTCTGAGTTCGCGTCCTGTTGCGCCTGATAAACCTTATACAACGCTGTGCCTAGTGCTGCAATAGCAATCGCGAACGCCGCCACAGGGTTAGCCGAAATGATGTTAAACAGGTTCGTAAACGCACGACCCAAGCCCTTGATACCTTGAATACCTTGAGCGAATGCCATTGCGCTCTGAACCTTCAGCAACGCTTTCTCCGTTTCCTTCGATTGCTCACCGAACAATCCCATAGCACCAGTAACGAGTGAAACGCCTGAAGCGGCTTTCCCTGCAAAGTTCCCAACGGCTTCTAACGCATCAGGGTTAAACGCCTGTACCGCTTCGTTGGCTTCGTTCATGCGCTCCTTCAAATCACCTGCTGCCATCGCAAGTCGGTTGAACTCTTCCGAACCTTCCCCGACCTGAAGCATAGCATTCTTCAACTCTTTTAATTGAGTGCGTATCTCTCCAACTGACTGAGCAGCCTCAGCGTTGTTGATGACTATATCTAAATTTAATTCTGCCATGTTATATTGTTCTGTAACCCATTACTGTTAATGTAGCCTGTAATACTGTGTTAGATGCTGCAATCTCCGAACGCTGCATTAACTGTATCGTACCTGCCGTGCCACCAACCGACACAATCCAAAATGATTGAATCGGGGTGTTGGTGTTTATCGCACGTACTCCCGTTGTTGCTCCCGTTGTTGTGGCATCGGCTAATTGTTCCGTTCCACCTAGTGCCGTTGCAGATGTTGACACGATGTTCTGACCGATGATCGTCGCGCCCGTTGGTATATCTAATGCTAACGATATCCCTGTCGTTGTAGCTGCTGTTTGGTACGCACCGTTCAAAGTGATCAGGTACTTTGTATTTGCCAATGCACTAAACGACAATCCCGACACGTTAGCGAATGTTGTTGTACTTACTGTACTATTCGATCCTAGTGTTGTGTAAGTCCATTTGTCTTCGTATTGAGAGTGCGTGTGTACCGAATCGGCTTTTCCTGCCAAGTCAGTAACCAAATTGGTAATGTCTGATTGTGCGTGTGTGTGCGATGTTGATGCCTTACCTGCCAAAGCAGAAACTAAGTCGGATTGACTAGATAAAGAGCCTGTTATACTTCCCCATGATGGCGATCCTGACGCGCCTCCTATTGATGTTAGGTATGTCATTACGTTACGATATAATAAGTTCCTGCGTATGTAAGTGTCAACGATTCGTATTTGTGGTTCAAATTAAATGATGCTACGCTGTTGTTATTAGCGTACACAATGTTCAATCCGTTACCTGCAACTGTTACGGTGCTGCTACCTAGATTAAATATCTGAATCCTATCATTTACTGCTAATACTGTTGATTCAAGCGATAACGTCAATAGTCCATCGCAGTAATATGTTCCTGCTTCGGTGATAGTATAGTTTGATGTTATGTTGTAAACATTGCTACTTCCGAATGTGTACTTAGTACCGTTTATCCACGTCTCATTGTTTCTAGTTACTGTTACGTTATCCGAGTTGATAACCACAGCACCGTAAATGTCTGGGTAAATCTGTACCCCCGAAGATGCCGCAACAAAATTACGATCACCTCCCACCACGTTACGCGAACCGAACACAGCATTACCAACCGTTCCCGATTCAATGAAGATTCCTTCTCCGCTAAATACGTTAACACCTCCGCTATCACCTCCGTCACCGCGTGGCGTACTATCTACGTTGCCGTTTGTGTTGTCCTGATACGAAAGCCACGGATAGGTAGTTGATACGAAAGCCTCACGCGTCTTAATTAGCAACAACTCACATTTAGTAGTTGACACCGTTGCAGGATTGTAGTCCACAATCTTCTGTAATCGGTAATACTGATTATCAATAAAGATCGGGTCACGGAAACTCAAACGAGCAATGTCGAACGGTGTTAAATAGAAGTAAGCCGTTAATATCTTGCTGTTCTTATCCGTGATTTCATCAATGTACTTTTTGTGGTAAAGATTCCAAAGGTTGCCGTCCGTGTAATTAGTCGGAGTATAATATACCCTGCGCGGATTGGTAAAGTTTACGTCAAGCGTTGGTGTACTGATGCTATCAAGATGACCTGCATACGGGTAGTCCGTTTCAGTAAATGTACCAGATGCTGTGATGTAATTCCACGACTGACCCGTACTGATCGCACCTCCTGCGTACAATCTGCGAATGCCTGACTTTACTCTGCGTCTGTTGCCTGATGCGTCCTTAACGTAGATGTGCGGATAGACGCGATCATCGTTATTGCTTCCGACCAACGGGGAAGGGCTGAAGATAGAAGTGTACACGTTATCATTCTTCAGGAAGTCGTTAGCAACGTCATACTTCTTCATGCCGTAGCCTTCCTGAAACTCCGATGTGTATTCTTTGTTAATCCAATCTTCCGCAGGTGTCCATTGCAATATGTAACGCCTTGCATCTAACGCTCCCATTGGTGCTAACATCACAGGCTTACTTACGTCCATCTTCTTAGACCAGTCGCGGATAGTTCCGCTGCCATAAAAGTCCGCTGCCGTGTCTATGTACACCTTATTCGGCAAATTTTTATCAGGCTCAAGCATTAAGTTGAAATCCTTAATAACGCTCATAAGGAAGTCAACCATCTTAATATCACGCGGAATCGCTGCGTTCATATCCACCGTACCGCCCTCTACTATCGACGCGTTGTTAACGCTGTTGAAGAATTTTGCATTGACTAGATTAAACTGCGCGTACTGCCAACCTACGGGCGAAAAACCGTTGAACTGAGGATAAAACCATACCCATAATTCATCACCTGCATTTATTTGAGTTGTTGGAGATGTGACGGTAAAAGACTTCGTTGCCGATGTGTTGCCAGATGCAAGCGATGAGTTATTATTATACACGTTCTGCTGTGCTATTGCCATTGTAGTGCTTCCGCGTCTGTGATAGATAACTACTGTAAGCCAATTAGACGAAGCACCAGACCACGAACCGCCAACCGCAGACCAGTTAAAATCTCCCGACACTTTGAATTCATAGTACCCTGCCGACACGCACGTAAACACTCCCGTTAATGGATCGTATTGATTATCAATATCCGTAATCTCTGCGTCGAATATGAACGGCACGGGTATTGTTCCCCATGTTGTAGTGTCAAGTATTGTGTAAGGGGCGGAAATTTTAGAATCAAATAATCTATTATTTGCTTGATCCTGACTAAGAAGAAACGATTCGCCAGTATGCGGAACGACAAATTTGCTGTAAATACTTCCCTCTAAGAACGGAGATTCGTAAGTGTAACCTGCATATTCTAAAATCTTATCCAAATACACTTTCTCATACACAGCAGGGTAGAAGTGATTAACATTCCAATTCACACCGTCATTATCACCGTACTGAATCATCGGGTAGTAATAACCGCCAGATGGATGGATCGTTGTCCATGTTGCCTTCTGCGTTGATCTATCGTAAGTATGATTGTATTCTGATAAATCTAGTTCGCTCATCAAAGCACTACCTAAATTCGTTACGATATTACCCAACTCTCCGAACAGTTCTATCTCATACGTGATCTTTGATAAGTCCGAACCTTCGCGGATAATATTCCGCATACGAACATACCCTCTGAACTGCTCCGCACCGTCACACAATACAATAGCCGTAGCCTTTAGGTTAGGATTGTAATCAGGCGTGAAGTTCGTTGTAGTGGTATTCTGTATCTCCGTAAAATCAAAGATGTGGCTGAACAGCCTGTTAACAACACTAGACCCTGCGATCTTAACGGTACGGCTAAATGCGCTAACACGTTTATCAGGATTTTTTATATCCGAAATCGCAAGGTTAAGGCTAACACCAACCTCTTCATAAAGGTCAACACGTGTGCCGTTGATATACAATTCTGTCCTCATGCACGCTGACGTTTAGAATCCACCGCACACTCAAATACAATCTTCAGGTTATCAAGTTCGATGTTTCCGAATGACACCGATTTAATCTCCGCTTCCGTTGGTGAAACAATGCGACCTCTTAACAACTTACCGTTAATATCCATGAATACAACAGGCGATTGTATCAACTGGTTGAGCATTAAACTTTCATCTATGTCTGTCCAATCCGATTGAAGTTCGTATCGCTCCTGTATTGTTGTATCAATTACCACCGTCCCTGCGTCTGAATTAACATAACCATAGGCGTTGTTAGTTTCTATTCCCAGTTTTCGCTTAAATGTGCTTTCGGTCTTCTTAGTCTTAGGACGGTTGACCATCGTGAACTCCTTAGAATCGAACGCACCCTGATCGTTTAACCAATGTAACGAAATCGGGGAACGACCAGAATAGCAGGTTGTATCGTTGTTGAATCGGTACAATGAAGCTAACTGAGAAACGCCCAAGTTATTCTGAAGATCAACGGTGTAATAAGCTACTGAATCATTTATCGTAATCGATCCTGAAGAGTATGTAGCGTTATTCAATGAACGCATACCGCAACTGAAGAACTGTCTGCGATAGGTGTAAAAAGCATGAACCGCATACGGGTTTGTAATTACTCCTGTGTCAACAAGGTTGCCGCTGAAATCGTATGTCTTAATCTCAGCCTGTGCTATCTTATTTGAAGAGTTTGTGATGAAGTGCAAATAGCGATCTTGATAACCTACGCTGAACTGATAAGATGTTGTGTACGGCATACGGTTGAGCGTCTCGTTCGTATCTTCAATGGCTATTGATGTGCCGTCAAATGTTGTGAAGTCATAACCGCTCCACGTTGCCGTATCGTAGCATCCGTTGAAACTGTACTTAGTTCCTGTTACAGTAATATCAGGATATGTGGTTATTGCTAATGTCGTCCCGTACTGTTCACCGAACTTAACCTCATACGCAACCATAGAAGACGCTGCCAAACCGAACCCGTTTGTAGTTTTGTTGATGTTGAATCCGTTGATGCTGTCTTCCAACTCCCCTAAGAAAGTAGATATAATCGGGGACACGTCGAACACGCCCTGAGATAACGTAGGAGATGCGGACGCAAGCATTCGTAGTTGTCTGCCCGTACTTCCACTTACGTAGATGTCCGCAACGTATCGGAAGTTAGGCTGTGCGTTGTTGTTTGAATCCAATACGAATACCATTGGATTATACGCAGGTGTCCAGATGTCGGGCTGCTGTTGAATTGTTAATGCCATTACTCTACTCCTTCAATTAGTTGCACTTCGATTTGTTCACCCAATAACGGCTCTAATCGTTTGCTGAGTTCCGTTAACGCGCCATCGTTGAATATCTCCGAGTAAAACCCATAGCCTTTCGATTTGTACCCGTGTTGATGAATCTTTCTAGATATTGCAAACGACAATGACCTGTTCGCTTCGTTTATGTTCTTGAATCGTTTCGTGTATGTCTTAACCTCTCCTTTGCTGTTCTTCCGATTAACCTGTATAACCATCGGAGGCGGTATCGCTCGACGCGCTATCCATCCGCTTGCACCTTCCAACTTGCGCTGAACCGTTCCGCTGATTGACCGCGCTCTGTTTTTCGTTGCCCCTCTGCCTTTATCCACGAACTGAGCGTACTCAGGCATCACTATACGCACTAGGAAGCCCGTAGCCGTGATTTCGGTAGGCATGACGTGTATAGACTGTGCCAAAGTAGATTGATCAAACCACGCGTCTTTAGAAACAAGATTAGCGCGTATCTCTTCGCTCAATCCCGTTGCCCAGACTGTTAGTTGATCTTGCAATACTTCGTTAAGGTCTTTTGCCATTGAGTAACGCTTGTTTAATATCTTCGTGTACTGCCTGTATATCGCGGATCATCGCTAAACGATTGTAGAACTCCACAACATTCATTTCGAAGTATTCTTTTTCCTTCGTGATGTCCCCGTCGGTGAGTTCGTAGATAACTTTGAGCCATCCCCATCTTTCGAACGCAGTTGGTCGAGCGTTGTCCTCAATTTGCTCAGATTCACGCTTACGATCTTCGCCAAAGAGTTTTGAATACGCTTTTCTAATACTGGATAGACCTTGCAAAAAAAAAGCGCGATACCGTTCGCCTGATCAACTGGTAAGTCTTTGAACAGTTCAACCTTATCCGAGAATGATAACTTTTTCTTCCAAAACTTTAACCCTGTACTCTCTTTAGCGAACACGGAAACAATCAGCGGTAATTTGCTGTAAAAATTATCTTCTTTGATATTTAGCAAATGTATCTCAGACAACTCTTTAACCGTTACATCTTTTGCTGATGCCACGAATATGAATTTACGACCTCCCACAGTCAGCACCGTGTTAAAGTTCGATTTAGGCTCTGTGCTGATCAGTTCGTACAACTCCGTCCTATACTTGCTGAACTCCGCAGGCTTCATTGCGTTAATGTAGTCCTGAGACATTCCCGTTATCATGCTGATCAGTTGCACGTCACGATCAAATAACTCTAGTAGATCGCCCGTGTGGAAGTTTAACAGCGCCATTATCTCAGGCATCTGCCGTACTGTTACCTTGCTCCAATTCATAAACTTAATAGTCAAATCGGGCGAAAGTTTAGGGAATAAAAAAAGCCCCCATTTCTGAGGGCTTGCGCAAACACCGCTTCACGCGGAGTATAAAGAACGAACTGATTAAAGTCAAAGGTATTAAAGTTTCTCGATCTCGTTTATAGCTTATTGTTTTAGTTAATGTTATTTATATTCACCGTTAGAGGCTTGTGTTGTTTGATTTCAACAACTTTATCACATCCGCGTCAAATTGTTTCGTCGTGTTTTTCATCAGCCATTTGAAGTAATCAGGATTTAATTTGATTGCATCTTTTACTTTCATGCCAATGTACTTTCCAAAGTCCAAAGTAGAATTTAAATCAATAACTTTTAATTTTGATTTTGGCAGAATACTTTTTGAATACGGATTAACTCCGTTCAAATGCCTAGAGTGATTTAATTTGATATTGCTCATCTCTTTTTTTTGCGTGTCTGTTCTCGCGTTCTAAGTGTCTGCTAAAAAGAAAGGGACAAAGGAAAAAAACAAGCCCCCAGAAGAAACACAAAGGAAAGAAAGAAAGAAAAACGTGTCTGTTTTTTTATTTCCAGTTTCAAATATTGCGCGATCCAATAACTGTTATCAGCTAAAGTTTCAGCAGTTGCACCAACGTATGCTACGTGTCGGGTTGAAGTGTTGTTATTGAAGTCGCATAATATTAAAAAATAACCCCTGAGCGTTGGTGGACACATCAGGGGTTTATCAACGAAACGCGCTATGAACCGCGAAACCAAAACCTTTCAGAGCCACCAAACTCATGCCACAAAGTAAATACAAGGATTTCAATAATGCAATACCTGTTATCAACACTTTATCAATAGTGCAATGCGTAATCATCGTTAACCAAAGATAACTTATTCAAAGCTAGGTATCGCAAAGCATCAATAGCGTGATCAGATTGCCGATCAGCAGGTTCGGCTAACTTCGCCCCTGTTAACTTATCCTCTTTCCACTTGTAACCGTTCAACTCCTTAATCAACGCCCCTGATCGTGATGTGATGTGCATCTTGTATCGCTTCAGGATGTCAATACCGTTCGATATACTATCTTTTCCTTTCTCAGCAGGATCGCACCAAACACCATTAGCGCGTATTTCGGCTATTGACTTAGGTTCTGCACTATCCGCGACCACGTTCGTTGAAATCTGAGCCTCTAATAGCCTTCTAGCTATATCAGGGTTGGTTAACTGTGTTTCGTATATCTTCAAATCAATATACAACTCATTATCCATCTTGCGGACTTCTACGCACGCAGTAGGGTCGTTGGTGTAACCGAAGTCAAGCCCGTAACCGATTAACGCTGCTGCGTCTGGTATTGAATCCACCGTGTCCCAATTACGGAAGATAAGCCCTTCAATCTTTCCTGTGTTGCCCCGCCCGTACACACGCCCCCATTCGGGGTCTTCCGCTGTTCGTTTCTCAATGTGTTCGTGCTGCTCTGCTGTTAGGAACGTATTGTGAACGTGCCACGATCTAATGAACTGCACCGTCTTATTACCAAACTGCTTTGTATTGATTAGTTTCTCATGCGCCCAGAATGGAGCGGAAGGGTTGTAGTCAATAAATGACCTGATACGTGTACGGTTAATCAACTGCTCCGCGATATTCCACGTTATACCGTTAGCCTCATTGATGAATAAGAAGTCACGTTTGCCGTTACGCGCATCCTGTTCGTTGGCATACGATACGAATTCAATGATTGACCCTGAATAGAACTTGTAGATACGATCTGAGGCGTTGTACGATTGTATCAACTGCTTCAGTATCGGTGAACTGCTTTCGATTGTCTGCGCGTCACGTAATGCACCGCGCTTTAAGTTCGGTATATCCTGACCGACAACGGTAATAACGTAGTTACCAGACACCGCCAAAGAGAACAGGCATTGCATAATGCCGTAAGTCTTCCCCGACCATGTGCCGCCCTGCTGAACGACAATATCACTCTTCGATTCCCA